GATTTTTTTTTTTTTTTTTTTTTTTTTTTTTTTGAGGGTGGAGGCATGGACTAGCAACTAAAAGTTGTAGTCAAATGTCAAACCACCAGACTGCATAACATCATACAGGGTTGTTAGGGAATGTGGGCTCTTAATAGAGCTGAGGTCATCATCAAAGTGGCGGGGCCACATTGGATAGACGGTGTGAGGGCCGTGCCAGTGTCGGAGGTTATCACGAATGTCATGAAAATTTGGGAATTCAGACACATCTTGGATTAGATGTTCGCGAAGTTCTTCGATATTGACGGAGAAAATCTCGTAGAAGCCAAGTTTCTGGTATTCAATTTTGATGTTTTTGAGTTCATCATAACTGAGACCTGAATCTTTTCTTGCTTGAAGATATGCACGTTGACACAAGTCATGGACTTGTCTGTCGTGTCCAGCGTTCGCGTAAGCGATACCGATGGCGCGTGACATAAACACAATGTACTTGGTTTTGTCTTGTACGTATCTTTCGGGGTAAGCGAGAGTGGCAATGAGTTTGGCGCAATCACGATGGGGCATACCGTTGAGGTTGGTGTAACCAAGGACTTCAATCTTGTTGCGAAGACGAGTGATACTTGATTTATCGACGGAGATAGTCATGTGCCAGCGTTGCTGACAGTATTCTGGAAGCCATTCATAAAATGCGAAGATCCGGGTGAAATCACCAAGGTAAAAGATGACATTGTCATCTCCTTGAATGAACATACGGATGAGCTTGATGTCATCGGGTGTGAAACCGAATTCAAGCATTGCATCGATGAGAAGGAAAGCGTTACAGAATGAGTCACATATTTGTGTCATGAATATTCCAGAGGGTACACCAGCGAGAAGGCGGACGTAGCCGAAGCCGTCAGGAGTGACGAAAACCATTTTGACGTACCAGAGCCAAATGAAGGCGAGGAGGTTGAAAATGATGAAGGAAAACATAACAATGTGAGGTGCATGAGTTTTGAGGCGTGAAGCGAAAGTAGCATATTCCGGATTGGATTCTTTCTGGTCATTGTGTTTTTCAGTAAACGCATGTTTGTGTTGCGTAGCTGTGTATTGTTCCGTGGGCATATAGCCGAGGTCAACACGAATGAGTTGTGGAAGGAAAGTGCACCAAAAGTGGTAAATGATAGCGAAAGGTAGAAGTTGATCATATCGGGACCAGTCAATCATGATAAAAGTGTCATAATTGTATGATATACGATTGAGTTCTTGCATACCACCGCGTACTGTTTCAAATCCCCACATGAGACAAGAGTCGGGAAGGCGACATTGTGCCATGAGAGCAAGCGTGAGCATTGCTTCGATGAGAATGAACAGGAAGGGAGCGTTGTAGACGGGTCTGACTTTGAGCTTAGAAAGCTTGGAAATTTGGGAGCGGACATACATGACTGTGGGATATTTCATGAACCAGAATGAGAGTTTTTGAAGGACTGAGGAGTCTGTGTCTCTTTTATGGCGTTGGAAGGGTAGACAGTGATACTTGATGTTGTGAACGATTGTACGTGTAGAAAGTAGGACTGTGTTGAAGAAATAACCTTTGGATCGAGGGCGATCGGAGTAGTCAAATCGATCTTGAAGGAGATCGCTGTCTTTGAGGTGTTTCCAGTAGTGGGCAGATTCATCTTGCTGATCTTTACTGTGATGGGCATGGTAGTCGGCGGAAGTAACGAGGGACCACTTGTAAAAGCGGAGGTCAGGGAAGGCGATCGGACAGAAAGGCTTGATTGCGAAGAAGTGGTGAATCAGTGGCATAATTTGTGCGAGGCGGGAAGGGTTGACGTGCTCGACAGGTGAAACTTCTTGGTTGAAGTTTTCGAATACTGCGTCGGCGGAGCCGGAGGGTCGACAATAGTCGGTGAGAATCCAGAGAAATGGGTTGAAAAGCGTCAAAATAAGCTTGAAGATAAAGCCAAGGGCGTTGTATCCGTAGCGTGACATCTTTTGATATCTGTGGAAAGCTGCGACAGTGTGGAAGCGAAAACCGTCTAGGGATAGAATACCTGGAGCGGATTTGCGGTCGTCGGGAAGTGGGACATCCGTTGGGATGAAGTAGTTGAAGCCATGTTGTTCAGCGTACTCGAGGAGGAGTTTCTGATTGGAGTTCGAAGGGTTAGCTCGATATTGGTCAAGGAGCTTTGCGTAGCGAACATTGTTGGCGTTGGGATCTACCTCTGGTAAGGGAAGGAGTACTTCAGGAGGGTTGGTCGACATGCTGAGGGTCAGGGAAAACGATAGGATTGCGTGAACTTGTAGGGTTAACGTATGAGCCTTGTTC